AGCAGTGAGGCCAGTGCAGCCATAGAACATGTTAGACATATTCGTAACAACAGTAGTGTTGAAGTTACTCAAGTCTAGAGCAGTAAGGCTAGAGCATTCACGGAACATGTTAGACATATACACAACAGCAGTAGTGTTGAAGTTACTCAAGTCTAGAGCAGTAAGGCTAGAGCAGCCATAGAACATGGCATACATACTCGTAACAGCAGCAGTGTTGAAGCTACTCAAGTCTAGAGCAGTGAGGCTAGGACAGTCACGGAACATGTAAGACATATTCGTAACAGCAGAGGTGTCTGTAGTACCTGCTGTGAAACTAGTCATGTTTGAGCAGCCATGGAACGCATTGTTCAACTTAGTCCAACCAACTATACCGAGGTTGTCTACGGATTTCACCTTGAGCTTATCACCTGCGTCATTGAAGAAGATGTTAGGGAAACTACCTCTGATACGGATCAAGTGATCCCCAGCAGTTACGAAGGTGTGCGTTAGGTTAGCATCATTGTAAGCTGTGACTGTAGATACAGAGCCATCGCCCCACTGAATACCAGCATTGAACGTACCTACGTTCTGACATGGGATCGTGAAGGTTTCATTGGCTGTTGTAGTAGTAACAGTCATTGCGAACTCATCTGTGAACGTAGGTGCTGATGCTGCAGCAATACCAGTGTCACTGATGTCTTCACCCCAGACTCGTAGCGACTTGATTGTGCCGCTGAATTTATAACCAACATCAAAATCTTCTGCTGACAACTCAGGGACACCAGCCTGAGACGCCGTTGCATATGTCCCTAAGTCGGTGCCAGAGCGCACTGTTGTCGATGTCGTAGCCAAAGCAAAGTTGAACGGGACGTTCAAACCCTCCGTATACTCTGGTGATGACAGAGTAGCGTACACAGGGGTGTCCGCTGTCTCAGACGATACTACGAACTTGCCTATTCTTGTGCTGTCCGTTCCGATGTACGCCCTCAACTTCTCGGTTTCACTAGCGTTGCTCCACCTCATGAATGTGACCTCATTGAAATCGTCAGTATCAGCATAAGTCATCTTGCCATCCATCTGGATAGACACAGAAAGAGGGTTGATCTCTTTGACTGAGATGTTGTCGAAGTCGGCATACTGTGTATCAGTGCTAGTGTTAGTCCAAACAGATATGTAAGTTGTTGTTCCAAGTGCTACAAAAGTCACTAGGTTACTACCTGATACTCCAGTTGTATCAGAAATCTCTGCACCGCTAGAGGTTGTTCCAATTTTAATCTTATTATTGTTTGATGTTCCCGCAGTGTAGTCCATTGACATGCTATACGTTTTGCCCACTACTGTCGTGAATGCTTGATATGCACGACCATAATTAACCCCACTATTTGCGACTCTTAATGTATTAGAAACTAAAGACAATGTTGCGTTAACGGGAGTCCACCCGCTTACATCAGTATCAAACGTACCATTCGTCACTAGCTCACCACCAATATACGTCGGTGTCTGGTAGTCAGGCATATTAGCCGCAGGGACTGTTAGTGTCTCAGCAGCACGAGTAGCTGTAGCACCAGCCGTTGGGATGTAGCTTGATGGGGTTGAGCCTGCTTCGAGTTGTGCTGTGTAAACTGTGATGTATTCACCAGAGACTGTACTGTCTGGGCCAACCGCAAAACTAGTACCGCCAGTGAAGTTAGGCGTCCATGTCACTGATGTTTTGTAAACGCCGTTACCAAGAGCTATATGGCCACTTAATAAACCAGTACCTTTTGTTGTGCTGCTTGCCGTAAACACCCCAGCCGCACTGACAAGGAAAATACTACTGCCGATGCCCGTTTCATCAAGTCTGAAGCGCATCTTACCAGAAGTGCCAGCATTCCATATTAACGTGACAGTATAAGCAGAGCCGCTTGTAACAGACCCAAGCAAAGGCGTTCTAATCGTATCATCCACTGAACCTACCGAAGCAACCTTTACACCGTCAAATGCTCCAAGTACGTTGTCCGATTGGGCTGTAAGGATAGCCCCTGCAATAGCTACCCAGTTCGTACCTGTGTCAGGCTCTGAGTAGGTATTTAAATTAGTCCGAGCTTGACTCTCATGAAGGATGCCTTCGTTAACCCACTCATAGCCATCATAGATGTGGTGGCCTGTGCGTGGGACGTTGTTACCTACCGTTACAAGAGTACCAGAGCTATTTACCATAGTGGCATTGGATGCACGGCTGTGAGTAACAGTATCAGAAAGCGCAGTCTTAAGGCCATCTACACGGTAGTACTCTTCACCAAAGTCTAAAACAAACTCAGGCTGAATAGCACCAACACCATAGCGCAAGGCTACAAACGAAGCAGTGGTATTGCGTAAGTCTCTCATAGTCTCGTGGAAGCTACCATATTCAGAAACTAGGAACGAGCGGGTACGGTCACTCAAAGCACCTGTGTGGTTCAAGTCACCTAAAGCCTTGTAGTGCATATCGTTAATGGAACCAGCATAACCTTGGCTACGGAAGTACTGGAAGTCTTCATCTGTTGTTGGGAAGAATATCATACCTTAATCCTTTGGGTTTTTCTTACCAGCACTCTTGGTACGGGCATATGATCTGTTCTTAGACTTAGCTTGTGACTTCAGGTTGCTCTTACGGTTATCCTTTGGATTACCATTCTTATGTGCAACATCCTTACCATCACCCTTCTTAGCCTTACCAGCCTTAACCATAGCCGCTCTAGCAGCATTACGTGAAGCTCTACGCTTCTTCTGTTCTGGCTTGCCTTGGTAGTTGGCATACTCTTTCTTGTAGTCCCGCTTTTTAGCTGGCATTACAGATAGCCTCCCATTTAGCTCTGAAGTTATCTACTTCAATTATAGTTTGTGGTGTATCATTACGTGATACTGTAGGGGGTTCGATGCTGCATATAGCGTCAATCCCGTAGTCCACCGTTTTTAGACAGCCGCTTAGTAGCGCTATCAAGATCAGTGTTGACATCAACTTCATCAATTGCCTCCATGTTTTTCTTGTACTCTTTCAAGCCATCGACTTGCTGTTGTTTCTTCTGGTCCCGTTGACCTGCTTTGAATACTAGCAGGATCGAGGCCCCAGCAGCCAAAGCAAGCGCCACAAGGCGTCCCAACTTTGACCCAACAAACCCTAGTAACCACATCACTTACCTCCTGCTATCTGTTTTGCATATGCATCTAACCCAAAGGCTATAGTAACGAAGGCGAAGATTGGGGTGATGAAGAGTTCTACCATCTGTACATTGCCCCAAAAGGCTAGTCCCCCAAGGAACACAAGCATCATCAATGCTAGTTCCCGCTTGAATGTCTTAGTGTTGATACTCACGCTAATCCTCCCTTAATGACCCAACTAACGAATGCTACAACAAAACCACCACCAATGATGAACATTAGTTTATTGAGGTTGGTGTTGAGGCTATCTTGAGAAGACTTGATGTGTGTAATATCACTACGCATCTCTACAATGCTTTTCTCTAGTCCGTGGTGCTCTTCAATATACCTAGCTTGAGTGGCCCTGATTTCAGAGATGTCAGCCGCTAGGTCATCAAGCTCTTTCTTAATGTATTGTAGCTCGGGTGTGCTCATGACAGAAACAAGTCCTTCTCAAGTTGACGGCGTTTAGTAAGCCCACGGAGAACCTTACCCTTCTGCTTATCCCAACGAAGAAGTTCATTGGCAGCACCGTTATAGTCTTTTTTATTTAGTTTTTTTAGCAAGGTAGACTTGCGGAATGCTGTGCCACCAACATTATAGATGAAGGAGGATAGAGCATCATATTGGTTTTGGTTTAGTGGTACTTGGACATACGTGTCGATTGCAGTCTCCACCCAAGCAAGGTCGTGTAGTAGTAGTGCATCAGCACCCGCTAGTGTAATGACCATACCCTTCTCAGCAGTCTTAGTGTGACCATAGCCGATTGTATAGACATCGTTGGGTGTTGGTAGATATGCCTTTAGGCGTAGGCCCTCAGACTCTTTGATTAGCTCTACGTTCTTAATGCCCGTAGGAGTCCCAGAGAGGCCCTGTGAGGCCCCTCCGTTCTTTTTAGTAGTGGATGTAGCTAAACCACTAAGGATGCTCTGTAGGAGGCTTAGAATAGCTTGGATAAACTTTTCCATTAGTCATCAGCCTCATCACGCATCTCATACAAGTCAGCTAGAAGCTCTTGACGCGCAGGTGTGCGTGGGAGAGCCTTAGTCTCTTTGATTAACTTAGTTACGTCAGAAGCCTTAACCTTACCACCACTATCAACAGTCTTAATTAGAGCATTGATTTTCTTAGTTGTGGCAGAACCTTCACCATGCACTGCGGAAGCATTACTTGCGAGAGAGAGTAGGTTCTCAGAGACCTCACTACTAACTGGTGCTAGGTCTTGAGTTGCAGCAGATGCCTTAAACGCTTCACCACCAGTACGATCAGTACGAAGGTTCTCACCCTCACCTGTTGGTGTCTGTACAAATGCACCAGCTCCAGAAGCAGGGGCTGAAGGTTGTACACCAAGGCTGGTAGTAGCTTCTGGTGCTACATCACTAGGTGTTGCAGGTGGTGTAGTTTGAGTGGAGTTAGTTGGTCGTCCACCACCACCATTGTTCCACTTGTTAATCCAAAGGTCAGCAAACTCACCAGCAGTCATATCTAAGCTACCACCGTTAAGGGTAATAGCGTCATCTGACAGAAGTGTGTTCACAGGACGATCAGGGTCACTTAGGAGCCTAGCAGCACCAGCACCACCTTGTTGGTGAGCTAGATAAAGTTCAGCGCCTGTTGGTTCACGTCCGAGTACCTTACGGAGTCTAGCAGCGTTCTGTTTAGCAAACTTAGCAGCGCCTACAGTTGACTGTTCTGGATTGAACCTATCAGTTACACCAAACTCTTTAGCGTTAGCGTCGATCTGTTGGAATAGACCACCAGCGCTGGAGTTAGGGTTCTTAGCAGCAGGGTTGCCACCAGATTCGATCTGAGCAGTACGCTCAAGGAATCCTTCAGGTAAGCCATACTCTTGCTCAATGCTACCAAAGTCTACACCAACAGCCTCAGCGATACGTCCGTTAGATGTTGTAGCCTCACCATTACTTAGTGCAGCCATTGTCTCAGCAGCGATTGCTTCATCTTCAGCATCTACAAGGTTGAAGTCGGCTGTAGTAAGGTCACGCACCTGAGAGCCAATGTTACCAAGGTTCTTAAGAGCATTAAACTTATAGACTGCATCACCAAGAACATCAACATTCTTTTCATCTATCTCAAGGTTCATAGCTGTTGGTTTCTCAGCAAGATAAGCATCACGGTTTGCTTCAATACCAGCTACACCAGCAGGGTCTTTTTCCTTAGAGGTAGCTATAGCAGCCTCGAATGCTGCCATCTTCTGTGTGTGTGTTGGTCCACCATGTACGAGCACAATGTTACCTTGGTCCATAGTAGGGACAAAACCCTGCTTTGAAGCCTCAGTTCTAAGCATCTCTACGTTAGTTGCTAGATCGCTAGTTAGGTTCTTAACCATAGTTGGTTCAAAGTTAGGGTCATGCTTTGCAGCTAGTGCATAGGCTTGTCCTTGGCTCTCAACGTTCTGCTTGTACCAGTTTTTACCAAGTACTAGTGGTGTGTCACCAGACTCAACTTGAGCTACAGTAAATGCAGCCATAGTAGCAGAAGCAAAACCAACGCCCCTCAGAGTCTCTGGGACTTCAGCATATACTTCACCAGCAGATGATGTACCACCCCAGACTTTAGCAAGCTCAGAGAAACCTGCGAATGAACGGTCACGCTCTTGCTTAGATAGGTTCTTAGCGGCCTGTATTGCACCGTCAAAGTTACCACCCTCATAGGCTTGCATTACAGCACCAACATCACCAACCAAAGAAGCAGTGACAGCAGCAGCAAGCCCCGGATTTCCTTTAGCAGCTAGGCTAATAGCATTGATCTTATCAAGAGGGACACCAGCTTCAATCATACCCAAGTATGCTTCGTTGTCTAGGCGCTTCTTGATCTGTGCAGGGTCAACTTCTTTAGTCAACCAAGTAAGCGTAGAGTCAAACTTACCAAACACTTGGTTCCTAACAGCGTCAGGCATTTGACCTAGTTCACCCTTAGTAACACCATAAGCACCAGCAATACGACCTGTCTGCATGTCCATGTAAGCAGCGCGGAAATCTCCCATAACAATAGCAGCATTATCACGAGTAAGTACAGTACCAGCTAGTTGTGGTATAGCAGCAGTGATACCTGTGTCGTCCAAGTTGATGGTAGCAGATGGGTTTAGCATCATGGACTCAACAGCATCAGTCATAGCAGTAGCAACTGTATCAGCGCCACCCTTCATGTTGGAGCCTTCGAGTGTCCACATCTCATTACGACGCTCAGCATTCATACCATACTGCTGTTTTTCCTCAACCAGTTGCTGTGCTTTAACCTGACGGCCCAGCCAACCAGCTTTTTGTTCAGCTAAGTACACCGCACGTTTGCCTTCATTTTCGATAGAAGCAGCAGTATTCGTCGCTAATGCACCAGAAGGAGAAGTCAGCCAGTTAGTGCGATTCTTCTCTTCAATTGAAACTTTAAGGTCTTCCTCTGCTAGGTTCTCGTTGCGTAAACTCTCAGCAGTACCCCCAGCCCAATCAGAAGCAGATGGGTTACGTGCACCAAATCTACGAAGGTCGCCCATATCTGCATCTGCAAGGCTTTTGTCAGGGTACATGTCCTGCCACAAAGCAGCATTACGTTCATCCTCAGAGGGCGCACGTCCTGCTGGCTTGCCTCCTGATGGTAACATGCTTGAGAGACTGGACAATACGCCCAGCCCCCCTGCATCACCACCTTGTGCTTGTACGAAACCAACACCGCCGTTTAGTTGTGGAGCGAATCCAGCCATTACTTATTCCTCTTTATTAATGTCACGAGCTAAGTCGTGCTGTACGATTCTAAGGGACAAATTGTCCACGATTGTTCCACCACTACGACGTACCTCTGTGTCGATGATGAGTTGCTCATGTGGTGATAAGCTGTGGTATAGCAAAGATATATTTTGGATGGTCTGTTGTGCACCACCATAATCCCCACGCTGTAGCATAGAGTTTACGTTATTCCATTCTTTCTGTACCTTGTTGACTGTACTACCTAAGAAGAGCTTCTCAATCTTAGCCATGTTCCCATAAGAGAACGCAGCGGAGTGAGCTTCTAAAGGAACACCAAGAGCAATAAAGATACCCTCCATGTCTGTCAGCTTATCATCAAGTAAAGCGTTGTCCTTCGTTAGATACTGACCAACCTTGAATGCCATATAAGCATTGTAGGCTTGGTTGCCAGTAGAGAAGGTACGACCAAAGCGTCCAAGGCTTTCACCAAGATCACTGAAGTCACCAGTAGTAACGCCTTTAGCCATGCTCTTAGCACCACCAAGGAGAACACCAAGAGCTTCACCACCAACTTCGAGGCTAGGGCCACCAAGTGTAGTAAAGATGTTGTTCTCAGCCATGTCTTTCATCATCATGAAGATGTTGTCACCAGAACCTAAACGTGAGGATAGGTTTGTACTAGTACCAGACATTTCAGACAGAAGATAATCCATAGTGCCACGTTTAATCAGCGTATAGTTCTCTTCAGAAAGATCATTACCAAAGCGGTAGTTGTAGTATTCCATAGCTGTGTTAGCAACACCCCAACCACTAGCGCCAAAGACGACAGTGTGTGTGGCAGCAAGTCTTAGCTTCTCAGGTGTAGTCAGGACGCTCTTGCCACCCATAGTGCCAGCGAAGAGAGCTTCGTTGATACGGAAGGAGTAGGACAGGAACTGAGCGAATGGTAGCTTATCGAATCCGATACGACTTACACCAGACATAGATTGGGTTAAAGTATCCTGACGGTTCATGATCCACTTTACGCCATGTTGTGAGCGTGGGACACGTGTTGGGAACTGAGAGACATATTCAAGGTAAGCTGTATTCCAAGCAGAAGTACGAGCAACTAGCTCCCCCTCGTTAAAGAATACACGGCCTTTCTCACGAACCTTACCAACACCCTTACCAAGAATGCTTGATGCTGTAGCAGCGTCTGAGCCAAACTCAGCTAGAGATACACCAATAGTTGAACGTCCGTAGTCTTTGAACATACCAACCATATCAACAAACTGATCGCCAGTGATACCACCAGCACGACCAACAGTCTCACCCAGCTTCTTGATAACAGCAGGGTCGCCATTATATAGAGCAAAGCGAACAGGTCCGTATAGTACAGAACCTTGGATACCTTTAACACCACCAACAGCTACAATGTTAATAGCCTGTGAAGCCTGAACATAAAGCTGTGCAGGGTTGAACATGCCCAACTTAGCGTCAAACGTGAAGCCACGAAGAGCAGTTAGGGGGTTGGTAGATGCCATGTCAGCAGCCCAGTTAGCAGACTTCTGGAAGCCCTTGCCATATAGATAGTCACCAATGCCACCCATGAATGAGTTCCACTGAGCATCTCCAAGGCCACCACGATCAAGACGAGCTAGAATCTTCTGTTGCTCAAGAGCAAGTTTAGAACCTTCGCCCTTAATGTCACGAATCTTAGCCTTAGCAAGTTTCTGACGTAGTGTCAGGCCCTGTAGTTCAGCAGCATTCTCAAGTACGTTGTTGCGGATAGCAGACTTGAGCAAGCCATTGATTGAACGTGCAGCATAAGCTCTGAAGCTCTGGTTAGCAATCATCTCAGTGCTAGACTTCTGCATAGCCTCAAGAGGCGACAGTACGCGGTTCTGCTTGCCACCATAGCCCATAAGAACAGAGTTCCTACGAGACTGTGGGTTAAGTGCCCGCATGTCCATAGCGCGGTCAAGTGTCATACCACCAAAACCACCAGCTACATCAGCGTCAATAATGTCTTCACCATGACGAACGAAGTCAAACTTCTCCGCAAGGTTCACACCAGACTCATCAGCCCACTTGAGTAGTTGGTCTACGTTGTGAACACTAGGGTTCCAAGCAGCGTTGGCAGCGACTACAGCGTCAGCCTTAGCATTACCACGAAGGGTTGCTACAGCAGCATTATCAAAACCAGAACCTAGACGAACACCAAGGTCATCAATGATCTTATTCAGTTGTGAGATAGCAGCCTGAGCTTCATCAACAGTGCGGACACCCATTGCAGTCAGTGGAGAGACCTTGTGGACAGAGCCATCGGCCATAACCTTAGTACGGTTCTGCTTAACCCAGAAGTTGATCTCACCATTCTTATACATACGTGTACCACCAGAGTTCCTAGCAAGAATGTCGGAGTGGTATAGCTTACGTGTTGGGATGTCGTCACCAGTGATATACATTGTCTGTGTACCATAGATGTCTTGGTCAGGGTCGTAGTTTC